AGGTGCCATCAGGCTGACTCGTACGTCTCGCGGAGGGTGGAGCCCGTACTCGGGGCGTAGTCGAGGGTGTACGTCCCGGCGATCGGGTCGGAGGTCGTGACGTGGGCCGTCTGGTCGATACCGTCATGGAGGACGCGGAGCGTGCCGGGGAGCCACGGGCCGGCCGTCGCGAAGTCGGTATTCGAGTTGTCGATCGTGCCCGTGGCGGTCTCGGGGCCGATCGGATCCCCGGCGTAGGGGAGAGGTTCCTCGGGCGTGTCGCAGAGGCTTCCCGACACCGTGAAGTCGGTCGCGTCCACGCCGGCGGGGAAGGTGTCGGTGCTGTACGGGGCGTTGTCGAGGTAGCGGACCCGGAGGATGTCACCAGCGACGACGGCGATCGTCCCCGTCAACGGCGAGGTCGTCCATGACTCGAACCGCAGACCACCAGATGAGGTGTGCCCTTGCGACAGGGCCATGAGGCCGTTCTTGGTGACCTGGAACTCTGCCACGTAGTCGCCGGTCGCCACGAGAGCCACATCCGCGAGGAGGGTCACGCTCAGGAGGCCGGTCCCGAGGGCCTCGAAGCCGGAACCGCCCGAGGCAACGGGCACGTCATAGGCGACTAGGCCGGTAAGTGGCGCGACGTCGTGCTGCGCATCGGGGTTGTCCCCGCTGTTGTTCCAAGTGAGGTCATAGGTTTCGGGGCCGGTCCCGTTGCGGTTCTCGCCTTGGAGCTGGGCGAACGTCGCGACCGGGACGCAGTCGTCGATCGTCGAGGCGTCATCCGCGGGGAATGGCGGCACCCACAGGATGTAGTCGACGTCCCACGCCCGCGAGCCGTCGATCCAGGCGTTCGGTGACGGGCGGGCGATGCGCTGCCGGATGCGGGTCGTGACGAACGTCTCATAGCCATCGACGTGGACGAGCTTGATGTCGAGCTCCTGACCCGCATACGCCTTGTTGACCGCCGTCGAGGGGACGTGGAGCGAGACCGTGACCATGTCGGCTTCGTTGGCGTGGACGTTCAGGTAGCGGATCGCCTCGGATTCAGCCGTGGCGAGGAGGCCGATGCGGTCGGTGTCGGTGACGCTGTCCCGGAGGAGCCCCATCGCCGCGATGGTGGAGGCGGACTGCGCGTAGATCGGCTCGCCCTGCCAGCCGAACGAGACCCCGCCGTAGCGGTCGTTGGGCTCGTGCTGGACCTCCGCGTCACGGGAGGGGAAGAAGCACGTCACCCCGTCTTCGTCGGCCATGTCGTTCGAGATCGAGATCGTGGCCGCCCACGGGGCCCCGTAGTCCGGGTCCTCCGAGCCGTAGAACAGGGCGGCGTTGCCTGAGGCTTCGTCCCGGTAGACGAAGAACGTCTTCCCCGCCACGGCGATGATCGAGCGGATGGCGTCGTCGGCGAACGTCCGCCGGCGGTCGGCCGCGAGGAAGCCGATCGGGTTGTCGGTGGAGACGAGGCCTTCGTCCGTGACGAGCCCCGTCAACGCCTCGGACGTGAGGAGCCATTGCACCATCGCCACGTCCGTCTCGGCGTCACGCTTGGCGTCGTTCGAGCGCAGGACGTGGAGGTGCATGAGGGCGTTCAGGTCATAGAGGTCGCAATCGATGACCCTCGCCGTGCCGGTTGTGGGTTGGTTCTTTCGGCCGTCGCGGTGCTCGGCGATGAAGCCCGTCCAGACCCGCGTCGGGGTGGCGTCCGTGTCATCGACGCTGAAGGTCTCCCAGCCCTCGACCGTCAGGGTACCGGTTGGGTCCTCGAGCATGACCCGCCCGCCCTCGATGAGACCGTGGTCGGCGACCGATACGAAGCCCGGCGCGTCCTGGGGAATCGAGACGCGGGTCGTCAGGAGCACGCCGGACTTGCGGTACTCGATGCTCACAACTCAGGGCCACCGACGGAGCCGTAGCGCGACACGATCGTCGTCTTCCGCGCCAAGGCGCTGACCGAGATGGCGGTCTCGATGTTGACCGTGACGTTGAGCGCCGCCTGGCGCTGGTTCCGCAGCCGTTCGATGGCCGCGGTGGTCCTCTCCACGGCGCCCGGGAGGGTGGCCATCGCGTTCTGAGCCCGCGAGGCCTCGCTGTTCTCGCTCGGCTTCCCTGTGACCGCGTCGATGAGCGCCTGGCTGGGCTCGAACTTCTTGGCCTCGAGGATGCCGCCAAGGAGATCGATCGCGGCCGTGATCTTGGCCGCGTCGGCGGCGCTCGCATTCGGGAGGGCCGTCTTGAGGGCGGCGATGTCCCGGCCGACGAGGGCGAGGAAGCCCGCGCTACCGGCTCCTGATCCTTGCGCCCCCGAGAGGTACCGGATGCGCTCGTCGAGGAGGCTGATGTCGCCGCCGCGGAACCGCTGGAGCTCGGCGCTCCCGAAGGCTCCCGTCGCCGCTTCGTGGGTGCCGAACGCCGCCGCCAAAGTCTTCCCGACGGTCTGCCAGCCGGTGAGGTCCGGGCGAGCCGGGCCGCTGTCCTTGATCGTGCCCTTGAGCTTTTCCATGCCCGAATCGAAGTCAGCCTTCGACGGTGCCTGTCCGAGGTGCTTGAGGGCCGCCTGTTGGGTCGCCGAATCGCTCTGGTAGTACTTCACGGCGGCGATCTCGGCCGCGGTCAGTCCCTGATCCGCGAGCGTCTGGTTCTCTTCGAGGAAGGGCTTGAACGAATCCATCCAAAGCTGCAAGCCCTCGACGACCACGGCTCCGACAATGGCGACCTTGAGCACCTTCCCGAGGAGACCGCCGCCGGCTCCAACAACGGTAGGCGCAGCCCCTCCGAGGCCACCCCCGACCGGCACGACGAACATCGGGTTGGCCGGTGAGCCGCGGGCGAGGAACTTCCCGAACACGCCCTTGCCGAGCTCGGCCGTGATGTCGATGACCGCGCCGCCCGTCAGCTTGTTGAGCCCCCAGCCGGTCAGGACGGCAGTCTGGATCCACGGCGGCAGGGCGGTGAAGGCATCGAAGACGGCCTTCGCACCCTGACCGGCGAGCTTGAGGGAATCGCCGATCTGCGACCACGGCAACCGCTGGGCTACCCCGATCAGCCGATCGAGCCCGCCGGCGAGTGATTCCCCGAAGCTCTTGATGGCCGCGATCGTCTCGGGCTTGGCGAGCTCGCGGGACAGGACATCGGCGACCTTGCGGATCAGCGGCAGGAAGCCCGTGGCGAGCGCCTGCTGGGCATCCTCGATAGCATCCTTGACCCGCCGGATGTCGGCCCCGAAGCCCTTGCCCGCCGCCTTGCCCGCCTCGCCGAACTCTCGTTCCAGCTCGGCGAGGATGATCTTCTGCGCCTCCATCGTCTTGCCGGATTCGACGAGGGTCTTGATCTGCTTCTTCTGCTCCTCGGTGAACGACACGCCGACACGAGTCAGCGCGGTGATGCCCTTGATCGGATCGTTGAGGGCCTTGCCGAGCTGGATGGCGGACGACTTGAAGTCGGCGCTCTCGACGTCGCCCTGAGCCATTGCGATGCCGAGGTCGACCATCGCCTTGGTGGCCTGCGGGAAGACCTCCTTGCCGATGTTCGTGAACGTCAGCAGCAGGTTCTCGCCCGACTGGATGACCTTGTCGTCCGCGGTCGTGATGCCCTCGAGCGATTGGGCGAGATCCCGGACCTGCTTGGCGGTGACGCCCGCCGCCGAGCCGGTGGACTTGATGACACCCTCGGTGGCGTTCGTGACTCGTTCCAACTCCTCGAGGGACCGGATACCGGCATACACCTGGGTGGCGATGACCCCGGCCGCGATGGCCCCGAGGCGGGCGATGTTCTGGCCGGCCGTCTGCACGCCGCGCGAGGCGATGCCGCCGATCCGGCCCATGCTCGTTTCAAGCTTCCCGAGCGACCCCGTGGCGCTCTGGATGCCCTTCGTGAACCCCTTGTCCTGGAGTTCGAGCGACGCGAGGAGGCGTGCGGTATCAGCGGCGCCCATTCGTCGCGACCTTCCTCAGCTTCGCCACCTGGCGATCCTCCCGGGACTGCTGCGCCCTGCGTGCTACGCCGACCTCGCGCTCGGCGAGGAAGAGGAGTCGCCAGCGGGCAACTGCGTAATCGTCCCGGTGGCGCCCGTCGGGGAAGTGGTAGTCGAGGATCGCTTCGACGGCCTCGGGGGCTTCGTCGACGAGCCACTCCTCCGAAATATCGAGCCCTCCGTCGGCGTAGGCGGCGAGAGCTTCGACGCCCTTGCCACTAAAGGGAGCAGCACCAACTCGGCGTAGAGACCGTCGGCCGCGTCCGTGAGGAGCTCGGCTGTCTCGAAGTCGATGAGCTCCAGGAACTCCCGGATCGCGGCGCGCGAGACCGGAACCGGCTTGCCCTTTTCATCGACGAGCGACCACGATTCGATGCCGAACAGGAGGTAGTGCTCGGTCATCGCCGCGAGGATCTCGCCCGTCGACGCCTCGTGATCCCCGGCCTTGATGACGTACATCTGCTTGCGGATCGTCATGGCCGCCTGGAACCCGAGCTTGTCCCGAAGGGCTACCGTGTCGCTCTCGTGCCTCGGTTCGCCCGTCGCCTTCGGAGGGCACGGGCAGGTGATCGTGACGTCCATTCCTAGAAGTCCGCGTCGGCGAGGGTGTTGACGACCTCGGACGAATAGGTCCCGATGTTGTGGGCAGCGGCGAAGAACGCCCGGCCCGTGAGGACGACGAGGCTGTTGCCACCCGACGCGCCTTCGGTCCGCGTCCGGTAGCGCATGGGGAACGACTGGTCCCAGCTATTCGGAACGCCCGTGTCAGCGTCGATCGTCGATTCGGCGTAGAGGCGGATGTACCGATCGACCGACTGCTCGCTGTACCAGGCGTCCGATTCGCTCCCGATCCCGACGGTGTCGGCGGTCTTGGCGAAGCTGCATTCGAGCTCGATCGTCCGACCCGTGACGGCCCACGCATCGACGTCGAAGCTCTGGTCGCCGTTCAGCCAGCGCTTGGCGTCGTACTGCTTCGTGAAGCGGAGCGTGAACGTGTGGAGCGCGTCCGAGATGAGCGAGCTGGAGTAGGTGAGGTCGTACGGGTCCGAGGCGATGTAGAGGCCGAGATCCTTGCCGTAGACGATCGGCTCGTTCGGATCGACAGCAAGGGCAGTCGGGACGACGGGGCTGTCGGGGAAGTCGGTGAAACCCGAGCCGAACATCGCGCCGAACCGCCACGTCATCGCGGCGGTGAGGGCACCCAGCCCCTCGGGAGCGGTGAACTCGACGGACTCCTCCATCCCGTCGCGCATCTGCATCCAGTCGGTCGTGACGTCGTCGCCGAACTCGTACACGAACGCATCGAGCGGGTCGATCGTCGTCGAGGCTGGGTCGTACAGTCGGGTGTAGGCAGGGCCGCCCGTGGCAACCACGCCGCCGCCGAAGAAGCCCGACAGCATCAGCGGGAGGTTGTTGTACCGAAGGGCGGGATCGGTGAGGGAGGCGGTGAGGTCGCTCGGCCCCCGCGAGGGCGCGACGACCGGATCGATGGACCCGGTATCCACTTCGACGTCGACCCACGGCTCGCCGTAGGACGGAACGCCCGTGAACGCATAGGCGCGCTTGGCGGCGATGGCGGTGCCGAAAACCGTCTGGCGCGCGAACTGGTGGCGCCGGAACCGCGTGAACCCCTGGACTGGACTCATTGGGTGCTCCTCTGGTTGCGATGGCTGCCTGATCTGGCCCGTACCGACCCGGACCCGGTCACGTCATGTCCCGGCTCGGCCCTCCAGCGTCACGAGGGTTGAGAAGTACTTGGACTCGTCCGTGGGGATCCAGCCGGGCGACCAATCCTCGTCGTCGTCGGTCCCGATCCAGACGCAGTCGGCGTTGCCGTCGAAGGCTCGTGGGGCATCCGCGACCCAGGCATAGAAACCGTCGACAAAGGCGTCCCGCTGATCCACGGACGAGCCCGAGTCGTACACGCCCCACACCACGCGGATGCCGACCCGGACGGCCCGCTGGTACTCGCGGGTCGTGAACGAATCGGCACTCTCGGTGACGCTGTCCACGAAGACCGAGGGCGTCTTGATCTGCGCAGGACGGGCGCGGTAGACCTGTCCGAGCGAGAGGCCAGCGCTCGCACGGTAGTCGTTGACGAGCGTCACGGCACCCGCTCGGACAGCCGTCTGGAGCGCGAGGCGGGTCATTGGAATAGNCCCCGCTTGCGGCGGCGGCCGTTCCACGTCTTGATGATGAAGTCAGCCCCGCCGTGAAGCGCCTCCTGGGCGGCCTTGGTGATGAACGGCCGGCGGCGCATCCGCCGCAGTTGGACCTTGCGGGCAAAGATGGTCTGTCCACCCGCCTCAAACCGGAGGGCTTTGGCCCTGCGCGCGACGATGTCATGGGCCTTCGTGCCCCGGTCGACGAAGATCCACCAGAACGCGCCGTACACGCCGGCCCGGCGCTCGCTCACCTTCGTCGAGAACTTCGATGAGGCCGGGCGGTTCGACTGGGGCTTCGTCGCGACGATCCGATCCTTGGCTTCCGCGGCCCACTCACCGGCGAACTCCGGAGGGACCTTGGCGAGCGCGGCAAGGCGAGCGCGGAGGGCAGGGCCGCCGATGAGCCTACTCGTCGCCAACGGGGTCCTCGGGAACCAGCTCGGGGACGTCGGTCTCGAAGTCGTCGATGATCGGTTCCCGCTTTGGCTTGCTCTTGGAAACCACGGTGGTCGTGACGGTCACGTTGACGACGACTGGCCGCTTGGGCTTCTTGGCTTCCTCGCGGGCCTTGACGGCATCCTTGGCGCTCATGCGATCGCGAACCTCCGATGATGGCCGGACATGAAGGTCATAAAGACCTGATCGCGGACGATCGCGGTCGGGCTTTCCTTGAGGGACAGGAGATAGCCGGCCCGGAGAGCGGCGCCCCAGAGCTGGTCATCGGGGGTGTCGATGACCTCGTCCCACTGGCCGATCTGATCCTTGACGAGGGCGATGGCGGCGGCGATCTGCTTATCGATGATGTCGTCGAACTCGGTCGAGTTCGGATCGACGTTGACGATCTTCTTCAGGTCGTCGGCGGTCGGCCAGGTGCCGGGGTAGCTCATGCCGCAGCCCAATCCATGAGGACATCAGCGGCGCGCTGTCCCGCTCCGCTCCGGTAGGCGTAGACGAGATCGAGCGCCGCCTCGCGGGCGGCCTTGCGCTCGGGCGGGTCGGCGAGGGCTTCCTCGATGCAGTCGCCGAGCTTGGCGGGGTCGTCGCAGTTGACCCCGACGCCCGATGCCTCCCAGAAGCGGAGGCCGTGGTTGACTCGGCGGTCATACCGGGGCGAGTTCATCACGACGACTGGGCGGCCGGTCGCGGCGAACGCGAACCCGACGCTCGTGTTGTCGAAGACGAGGACGTCGGCCCGCCGGCAGACCTCGTCGAAGTCCCGGACCGCCTCGATGCCCGCGTCGCGGTAGCGATTGGCGAGCCGTCGCCCGACGCGGCCCATGCCCCAGAGCATCGGGTGGCCGTGCCCCAGGAGCTCGAACCGCGAGGCGAGGGCGGCGACGGCCGGGAAGAAGTGCGGATAGGCCGTCCGGGTCTCGGGGCACAACGGCCCATTGAAGTGGAACGTGATCGCTACCACACGTCCCGGAGGACCCTCGCGCCGGGGCAGGGTGTCGAGATGCGGTGAGCCGATGACCTCGACTCGTGCGCGTGGATAGGAACGTCGGTCCCGCGCCGCCGGGTGTGGACCCGGATGTAGGAACAGGCCCACCGCATCTCGCTTGACCCCGCCGGCATAGCTGCCGTGGTTGATTCCCCGCCCGCCGTAGGACTGGCCGGCGCCGTGCTCCATGAGGGCGATGCGGGGGCTGAGGACCTTGGCCCTGACCATGTCGCCGTAGGCGGCTGCGAGGATCGGGTTGTCCGATCCCCGCAACTCGCTGGACTCGTAGCCGAGCGCACGGATGCGCTGGGCCGTCGGGACGCTCGAGGTCATGAACGAGCCCCGAGCGTCCTCCGGCAGCGCGCCGAACACGGCCGCCAAGTGGTCGGCGTAGTGCGGCGCGCTTGCCAGAACGTCGATCACCTAGCTGGCGACCGTGTAGACCGTGAAGGCGTCGGCGTAGCGCGGCGCCGGGAAGATGCCGCCCACGAGGGCGATGTCCCGACCGGCGACCGACGGGACGTCGGCCTGGAGGTTGATGGCCGGGTCCTCGGCCCACACGAAGCCGCGCGCCGGTCCGACGATGACGTCGACCGAAGCGGTGTCGAGGGCCGGGACGTAGACCGGGGTGAGGCCCGAGAGCTTGCCGCCGGGACCCTCGCCAGCCGTGAACGATGCGGCGAGGTTCGAGTAGAGCGGCGCGTTCGTGACCGGGGCCTTGGCGTCGATGAATGCTCCGACCGCGGTCGCGGACATCCAGATGTGGGTCGGCGCCCGCTTGGACGCGAGGATCGAGTTGACCCACGCTGCGCCGAACTGCGGATCCTCGGGATCGAGCACGCCACCGGCGGTCGGGACGTGGGCGTTGGTGCCGCTGTCCGTGTAGCCGGTGAGGAGCGCGGCGATCGCCTTGGCCTCGCAGTCGAGGGCGTAGGCCTCGCCCATGTCGCCGGTCAGGAGGTCGAAGAACGACCGCCCTGCCCGCTGGATCATCTGGATGGAGATGTCCGCCCCGCCGAAGACGGCGACGTAGGCGAACGTGCCGGTCCCGACCTTCGTGGCGGTGGTCGTGAGGGCGCCCTTCTCGGCGGAGCCGGCCTGGGTGCCCGCGATGGCGCGGGTCGTGATGATCGGCAGGAGCATCGAGGTGCCCGTCTCGGGCGGGACGATCTCGCGGGTCGAGGAGAGGAACGGGCGGGCCTGGCTGATGAGGTCGTCGTAGTCGGGCACGAGCAGGTTCGGCACGAGGCCGGGCTGCTCGGTCGTCACGACGTCATCGAGCGCGAGCTCCTTGATCTGCGAGGCGGTCATGGGCTCGCCGCGCATCCGCTTGAGCGTGTACTCGACCCAGTCGTGGAGCTTGGGCTTGCGAACGTCGCCCTTGGGAATGTTGAACTGCGCCCGCTGGAGCTCCTTCATCTGATCGAAGACGCCGAGCATCTTGTCGAGCTTGTCCTCCAGCTGGGTGAAGGACTTGCCCTCGGCAAAGCCCTGCTGGATTGCGGCGACGATCGGCGCCGTGTCCGTGACCCCGCTGACCGGGGCCTCCTGTGCCTCAGCCATTGGGGCTGTTCCTTTCTCGTCCTTTGACAGGACGTACATCACGCCGGCCTCGGAAAAGGTCGGCTGCCATGTGGTGGAAACTTCGTGGAGGACCACGGAGTTCGGGGGGTAGACCGTCACGTTCTGGCCCTTGATCTGCCGGACCTTGGGCCGTCCCGTGATCTCGCTGTAGCCGACCGACGCGCCACGCGAGACGCCGTCGACGGCGAGGGTGAGTTGGTCATTGCCGCGCTCGGTCTTGGAGACGAGGAACTCCATGTACGGCGCGTCGGGGAGGTCCTGGAACGACTCCCCGAGGCCCGTGGGCGGGTCCTCGTGATCCATGCGGAGGCGGACGAGATGCGGGTCGATCTCGCCGAACGCACCGCGCTCGAACATGAGCGGGCCGTACTTCGGGTGGACCGCGATCTCGTTGTAGGGGACGATCCGCAGGCCGATCCGGCGCTGCGAGGCCGAGAGCGTCTGGATCGTCTCGTTCGCGAGGTTGAGGGTGATGGGCTCGCCGAGCGCCTCTACGCCATCGGCGGAGGCTTCGGGGATCGTGTCGTCGGCTGGCAAGAGAAAAGCCCTCCACAGGCCCGCTTGGAGGGCACTTGCGGAAGGCCACGTTCCGGCTCTGGCGACTGGCGCACGGTCCGGTTGCTATTCGATTGAGGCCATCCTACCCGATCATGTCAACCACCGTGCGACATCCGCCGCGCGATCGTCCAGCTCGGCCCGGAGGCTCGCAGGCACGAGGCTGTCGCGGTAGGCCTTGATCGCCGGCCGCTTGGACCATCCGATGCGCTGGCACTCGGCGAGGATGACGCGGTTGCGGACCCGGACGCCGGTTCGCAGGAGTGAGCCTCCACGCGTGTCGGGATGATGCGTCAGGCTGTCGGCCCGGTGAAGCTTGTGGTACGTCGGGTTCCGGGTGAGACGCTTCCCCGCGCTGCCCAGGAGGACGCTGATGAGGACGCTGTCCTGTCCGCACGGCTCGGCGGCGTTGTATCCACCGATCGAGCGGAGGAGCGCGGTATCCAACACGCCGAACTCGACATACGTCCGGGATGAACGGAGGACCCGGACACGGGAGCCCTCGTGATAGAAGATCGAGCCCGAGCCCGCCACCGGAAACCGGAGCGCCAGCAGCGAGGCGACGTGGTTCGGCTCGATCCAGTCGTCTGCTCCGTGAGGCGCGTACCACGGGAACGGGCTGCCGAGGATCATCGCCTGCTGGACGAACGGGGCCCCGCGGTGCTCGGGGAACCGGCGAACCACGAGCCGGTCGTGTGTGAACGACACGGGCGGCTTCTGCCCATCGCCCACCACGAGGACGACCGTCTCGGCCGTCTGGGCGAGGGCGTGGCGGGCGGCCTTGTCGATGAGTTCTCCGGGGACGTTCCAGTACGGAATGGCGATCAGGGTCGTCATTTATCCTGCCTTATGGCAATGGCGACCGAGTAGACTTTGGCAACATGAAGCGTCATCGACACGACTGGTACTCGATCCGCGTAGAAACAGGAACTCCGATCGATCCAGACATCGAACGTTGCCGCATCTGCGATCGAATCCGTAGGCGACCGAAGCCTCGTCGGGCCGGTCATTCGTAGGGCACCGTGACGTAGTCGAAGACCGGCTCGGGGAGCCCCGGCACGTGGTCTTCCTGACCCGTCCGCGCGAGGACCAGAATCCTGTCGTTACAGAACGCCCTCCCCGCAAGGATGTGGCGTTCATCCCGGAAGAGGCTGCGGTGCTCGATGACGTATTCCGAGGCAAGCCGGGCCATCGGCAGCACGACCCTAGCCTTCGTAGGCGCATGGCGCATCCAGACCCACTGACCATCCTTGCGGGCGCTGACCTGGTAGTGCTTGCCCTCGACCCGGATGCCCGGCAGGGGCCGGAAGAAGTGCGGCTGCCACGTCCGCCGGCCGGCTTCCTTGCGATGCCAGCCGGTCGCGAACATCTCACCCGCGGGCGGGGTGTAGAACGGCACGGCGACGACATCGGCGGTCGTGCGGGCGAGCTCGGTTCGGGTTGCGTCCCGGTCGGCGTGGACGATCCAATCGGTATCGACGACCGCGATCCAGTCGGCTCCGCTCGCGCGGGTCAGGGTGAACGTCCGCTTCTCGATCTGCCCCGCCCACAACCGGCTCGGGATGACGACGTCGGCCTCGATCCCTACCGTGTTGGCTGTCTCGCGGATGGCCTCGGCCTGTTCGGGCGGACTCGATACCTCCGCGTCGGGGTATCTCCGGTACGCCCCATCCACAGCGACGATCGCGTCGGCGATCTCGGCCACGCCCCGGACGCAGGCCGCGAGGTCTTCGGGGCTCTCGTCGTACCAGATGAGCGCGGCGCTGATCCTCACTTGCGGACCACGACGTTGCGCTCGCCCCGGATGGGCACGGTCTCGACGACCTGGCACGAGAAGACCCGCGTGAACAGCAGCCGGAACGAGGGCTCATCGAAGCGGCGGAGGTGGACGAACTCATAGGGGTACTTCGGATCGAGATACCGGGTCAGGTCTTCGGCCTCGGGACTGCGCACGATGAGATGGCCACCCGGCCGGACGACCCGCAGCAGTTCCGCGACCACGGCGTTGAGGTCGAGGACGTGCTCGAGGATGTCCGTCGCGGTGACGAGCGCGAACCGCCCATCGGGGTAGGGGAGGGCCTCGAGCTCCGCGTAGACGGCATTGATCCCCCGTTCCCCGAGGACTGTCAGATAGTCGCGGGCGAAGTCGCAGCCGTGGCGCTCGCGGTCCTGCATGCGCGTCAGGAGTTCTCCGATCCCGCAACCCGCGTCGAGGACCGCCTCCCCGGGCTTGGAGTATTTGTAGACGAGGGCGAGCGTCGAAGCGACAAGAGCCTCGACGTGCTCGTGGCGCTGAAACGGGTTCTCGCCGGTCTTGCGCCAGTGGGCGACGTGATCCTTCGCAATGCGATCGTAGTTGGCCTTGTAATCGGCTCTCACAAGGCCTCCATGAGGGTCCGAACTCGCTTGACGAGGTCGGGCGGATAGACGGCGGCGAGGCGATCCCAGGGATTGGCCCGCTCTCTGACGCCCCACGTCCGCACGAGTGAGCCGTAGCCGGTGATGTAGGGCGGGTATCGGAAGCCGATGTACTGGAGCGGGTGGAGGTCGCGCCACTCCCAGTCGATCGCATGGCCGAGCGAGCGGGTGATACCCCGGACGCTGTGGCTATCGATCGTCCGCATGATGTGATCGGGGGCCGGCCGGAACCCCGTCGGCTCGAGGACGGAGCGGTGGTACATCCGCGGTCCTGCGCCGATCCAGCCGACCTTGAGCTCGGCCATCCGCCTAGCCGTGACCATCGCGTACATGCCCGAGGTCCGCGTCACCTCGACCTTGGGCAGCGGCAGAAAGTACGCCGGGTCGACGAAGGAATCTGAGCCGATGGGCACGATCCATTCGGCACCCTGCCTGCCGGCATATTCCTGCCCGTCGTTGAACTTCCGACCCAGCCCCGAGTTGTCGCGCTCGAGGGTCTGGAAGTCCATTGATCGGGCGACGTCGAGGTTCTCGTCATCGGCGATGACGACCGCTTCGCTCTCCACTCCCGCCGCCCGCAGCGTTCCGATAACGCTCGCGAGCTGCTCGAAACAGACCGCCGAGAGAGCGGGCCGACGCCACGCCGGGATGACGAACCAGACGCTCACCGCCACGCCGCGCTGAGCGCCGCCCAGTCGACCGGGAAGAGACTACGGACGCCCGCCGTGATCGGGCGGTTTGCCTGTTTCCAACCCGAGATCGTGTCCTGGTGGCGGACCCACAACCAGCCGAGCCGGGCGTCGACGCGCTGCACGCGGACGGACTGGCGGACCTTGACGTGGCTGTAGTCGTAGATGCACATCTCATCGCCCGGCGGTGTGACGAGGGTGTGCATCGCGTTCCGCTCGTGGCGAACCATGCTGTACCGGCCCGCCCAGACACGCATCCCCATCGGCATCATGAGCGCCGTCCGCCCGCGGCACTTCCGGGCGGCCTGTTGGTAGCGGGCGAGAGCGTCGATTGCGAACCCGTCGTCGTCGTCGATCCGGGTCATGAGAACCTGATCGTCGGCCGGGAACATCGACCGCCACGGTGCTTTGTAGTCAGCGGCGGCGGATCGCTGGCGTGCGATCGTCGCGGTGGGTGCTTCGACCTCGCCGTTGCGCCAGATCGGGATGACCGCGGGCGCCGAGGCTTGATAGAGGGCCAGTCGTTCTGCTTTCAGCGGGTCCCGTTCATCGAGGAGGACGACCCACGTCCACGCCTTCGTCGTCTGCTGGGCCATGAGCCGGGCGGTGACGGCGCGGGTGATCTCCAGACGCCTCGCGTTGGCCTCGCGGTCCCAGGCCGGACCGTAGGCCGAGCGTGTCAGGACGTAGTGCTTCACGCCACGATGGCGCTCTTGCAGCGCGGGCACTCCAGTTCTGAGCCGGGTCCGAGGGTCTTGGCGACGAGCTTGTTGCACGACGGGCAGCGGGGCTCGCGCATCGAGGCGAACTTCGGGATTGGCGAGGGGATGGCCGCCGGGGCGGCGAACGGGACCGGAGCGTACTCCACGTCACCGGGCAGGATGCCTTCCTCGCGCTGGGCGTAGGCCGGATCGTAGATGCCGTTCGTGATGGCGATGCCGTGGACCTCGTAGCGGGTCTTGATGTCGGCCCGGAGGAAGCCCCTGACGTTGAACCGGGCGACGGTCGAGCGGGTCAGGAGATCGGACATCGCCTGCTCGATCGGCTCGAGGTAGAGCGGCATGAGGCACATCTCGAGAAGCTGCCCCTTGAGCTCGGTCCGGTTCTGATAGGTCAGGGATCCGCCCGACTGCTGAAACTCCAGGAGCGGGCCGGGGATGCCGAACTCGCGCGCCGCGTCGCCGTTGTTGAACTGCCGGGCGTCGAGCATCTGCGCGCCGCCCTGGTCGGGCTGCTTGAACTCGATCGACTCGATCTGGTCGTCGATGACCATCGCCGTGTTGTTCGGCCGGCCGATGACCTGATCCCGGAGGAGGTCGGCCTCGCTCCGGCCGGTCGTTTCGTAGTCGGCGGCCGTCGGGTCCATCGGCCGCCAGTCCGAGGGGTCGAGCTTCGTCGGGCTGAGGAGGCCCGCCTTCTTGATGACCGTCGCGGGATGTCCACCTTCCCCGTAGAAGTTGCCGGCCCAGTTCTGGCTCTCGACCGCCACGGAGTTCGCAACGCCGCAGATCTGCAACGGCCCCTCGCCTCGGAGGGCGAACGGCTCGGCCAGCGGGTACTTGTCGTGGACGAACCTACCCTCGCGGTTGGCACCCGAGTAGCGGGTCCCGACCTTGTCGCCCCAGCGATAGACCGGCAGGAGGCGGTTGCGGGGGTTCTCCTCGACACGAAGCTCGAGCAGCGGAACCCGGACGAGGGCCGAGGCGTTCCCGTCGCCGTCACGGCTGGCGATCCACCAGCAGAACTCGCCGTACTTCGCCCGGTCGGCCGCCGTCCCGCCGTAGAAGGCGCCGGGTGTCTCATACGGGTCGGGGCGGGAGACGAGCTGGGGCGGTTCCTTCATGAGGACGCCATCGCGGTAGGCCTGGACCGACAGCATCCCTGTCGTCGAGGCGATGAGCGTCACCGCGCGATGGATGGCCGGGACACCGAGCGCCTCGGTGATGCTGACCCGCCGCCAGACGCCCGTCGCCGACGTCGGGCCGGTCAGGCGCTCCAAGGTCCCGACGAGCGAGCCCGGCGTGGCGGTGAGCTGCTTCGCCACGAACTCGGGGCTCCAGACCCGCATGACCGGAGGCCCCCACACGAGATTGCGGACGGTGTCGCGGAGGCCCATCAGTAGATCCTCGCCGGCTCGATGCTGGTTGGCTCTGATCCTTGCCAGACGGCGCGGATAGCCGCCTCGGCCGCGGTGTTCGGTTCGTCGACGGTCGCCTTCGTCGCGATGTAGGTGCCGTGGGTACTCGGGTGTCGAACGGTCCGCTCGAGATCCGCGGCGATGATGTTCTGCTCGTCATGGATGACGAACTGGCGGCCCGAGACTCGGCGAGCGAAGCCAGCCGAGGCATCCGCGTAGTCTCGTCCGGTGACCTTCTCGGCCCGTCGGAACTGACGGGCGAGATCACCGTCGGTGAACGGGTCGTAGTAGACGGTGGATACGCCGTACTCGCGGGCCTTGCGGACGAGGTCGGGGCCGAGGCGGTTGACGTCGATCGGGTCACCGAAGACGTCGGCGGCTAGCTCGAGGGCGATGCGCTTGTCCCCGAGCGGCCAAGCCACGACTGCGGAGGCTCGTGTTCCGGCGATATCCATCTTGATGCCCATCACGGGTCGGGTCGGTCGGCCAACTGACCCGAACTCCTGGGCTCCCCACTCCTCGGGGCGGACGAGGAGCTCGCGCATCGACACGACCCACCGACAGAGGTGCTCCGTATCGAAGATTTCGGGCTGCATCGTGGCCGAGAACTCGGCGAGTGTGTCGAGCTCGATCGTGATGCCAAGCGCCGGATTGGCGTAGGTCCAGGCGACGGGATCCGTTCGGTCAAGCTCTGGCGGTGCCGACCATTCGAGATAGGCGAGGCTGCGATCTTCATCGCGCCGAGCGCGGAGGTCATTGAGGATCACGGAATCCGAGTGGCCCGCGTTCGAGAAATACATGATCTGAGCGTTAGGGCGGGCGAGGATCGTCGGCCGGATGATGGCGTCGATTCCGTAGTCAGTGAACTCGCGAGCCTCGTCGATGAAGATGTCATCGAACGTACCGCCGCGTGCTCCGCCCGACCGAGGCGCAGCGATCGTATAACTCCCGCCTCCGTCGCAGATGATCTCCTCCTGACCATTCGCCTCGCGGATCTTGCGGACCCCGTAGGTCGCACGGTTCTGAGGGTTCTCGAAGAAGTCGACGAGGGGCTCGAAGGTCGACTTCCGCGGGCGACTCCGGTCCTGTGCGGTGTGCAGCATCTTCCGCCCGAGCTTGAAGCCGAGCAGCACCCGCGGCTTGATGATCTCGGTCTTGCCGTTCTGGCGCGAGACGATGGCCGCCGTTCGTCGGTAGAGCCAGTTGTCGCGCGGGCCGAGAGCGGTCATGTAGCGCCCAGCGATGCGCTGCCACTCCATGAGCGTCAGGCCAAGATCGGCCGCTGCCTCCTCGAGCCGAGGTAGCATCGACCTGGCCGGCAGCGGAGGAGCGATGCGCGGCTTGGGGGTGCCAGTCAGCGGCTTCCGGCGCCGAGCCGTGCTAGCCGCGAGCATTCGCCGGCCTTCGGCTGAAATCGCCGGTCAGCGGTCCCCTTCGACGCGCGGGGGGAGAGAAAAGCACAACAGAGGGGGATATTGAGCCCCTACGCCTAAAAACCGTC